CGTCCCGTTTTGTTTCAAGTTGACCTTTTTTAATCTTTTTATAAACGCCTTGTTCTGTCATTTTGGTAGCTTGACAGAACTCTTTGATAGTTAACCATAACATCGTGTTTAACTCTCTGTTAGTCGTGGTTAGTGAAGTTTAGTACTTTCTTTAGAAAATGTTTAACTACATTAATCTAATAAAAACCTAACCAGAATTGATAAATTTTAGAAAAAAATGCTTAGTGTTTAGTGAAATTTCAACTATTTTAAACTATGTGTTTAGAAGCAGTAAAGAAGGCTGTCATATCTTGTCGATATGCCACTTTCTGAAGGGTGGGGGTGTGCTTTGACCCGCTTTTTTTAAACTAAAATGATTAAAGGAGAAATTTGTGTCAAAACAAAAAAGAATCTTAGCCATTTTCGGCATTAGTTTACTATTATCATTAGCACTTATCCTAAACATATTTCTACAATTAGATTACTTTAAGGAGATAGGTTTCGTTTTGTTTCTCGCACTAATCAGCATTTCACTACTTGACATATCTAAGATAGTTTCTGAAACAATGTTTTTTAAGATAAAAAAGATAGTGCCCAAAATCATTTTGAGCTTTTTCTCTCTGCTATTAATTTCCATTAGTGCTTACACCACCTTCTCAGTGAGGCAATGGCACTCTGTGAAGTCTATGGCTATTGTTGATACGGGCAATAAAAAATTAACTAACACTAACACCAGACTGGTAGATAGAAAGAAAAGACTTGAGTCTCAGTTAACAAGCTTACAAAGCCAAATATCTACCAAACAAGCTATGATTAAGTCCCTGCCAGCATTTGGTCGATATGGAAGATCAAATAAATGGTTAAAACATCGATATAATAAAGAAATCGGTAAGCTAAATAACCAGAAAACGTTGCTCCTTACTAAGATTGATGATGTCGATGCTAAAATAACACCTGTCACGCAGCAAAAGCTAAGCTTGCAACAAGCTATTAGCAGTTCTATAGGTATTTCTGGATTACTATTAGAGACGATAACTAATCTCACAATAGCTTTCACAGTGGAGGGTATCATCCTTTTCCTGTGCTACTCACTTTCCTATGTTCTCAAGATGGGTCAATCGGTGGATAGGAAAGGTGCAGAGGAAGCGGACATTGAAAATAGGAATAGGACATTTTTTACAAAAGAGGACATCGGAGAGGACATCATAGACCTGAAATCGATTAGAGGAGATTTAGGTCTCACACAGGCTGATTTTGCAAAGAAAATGGGTGTCACGGATCGTACGATTCGACGTGTAGAAAAGGGAGAGAATAAAGTTAGTGGCCGTATTTTAAAAGAATTAAATGGCCTGAACATGCTTTGAGCTTTTTTAGTAAAAAAATGATAAAAACAATTGTACTCGCTGAAAAGGACTCTGAGTGGGCATGTCAAGCACTCAGGTGTCCAGAGCATGGAAAATGGTGTGTTTTCCTGGAAGCTGAAGAGGAAAGAGAAGATTTTTTCTGTTGCACTGAACATCTTATAGAACTCATAAAACAAGAAGATCAGCTCATTTAGTTTAATTTTGTTTATTATTGCCTTTGCGATCTATTTGATTTTTAGGTAGGTAATTAGGCAACAGGTAGTGAGGAATGACATATATGTCATGATCTTGCTTTTTATTGTGTCAAGCGGGAACCTTCTCTTTCACAGAAAGAAAACAAGCATTAACATGGTGATCTATAAGTAGATCGGTAGTAAGTTTTGCTTTTAGTTCATTGAATTCGTCATTATCAATAAGTAATTCAGGAGTGATCAAGTCAACCCAAATTTCTTTTGAGTCATAAGATATTTTATCAATTGTCACTTGAGGATACTTTTGTTGGACCTCATCAAGAGCTTTCTCTATGAGTTTAATGGCTTCATTTTTTTTCATGGTTTTCCTCAATTATCTTCGTTAAAGATTTAATAAATTCATTGGCTTTTTTCAACACTCTACTAGCTGTTTTTTGGTTTATGCTATCGGGTTTATAATCTGCTATATTTCTTTTTTCCTGAACGTCTTTTAAGTAACTTTTAAACTGTGGTACTACTTTTTTCTTATTACAAAATTTCTGGACAAATGAACTAATAATGTCACTATGATCAAGCTTAGCTTTTAGTTTTTTCCCATTTTTTATTAAAAGAGCCGTTGCTGTTTGAAACATGGCATAATAAGCCCGATTAACACAAGCATTATAATTGTTTTCTCCAAAGCACTTGTTAGCAACTTCCAAGTTTTCGATAGCTTTTTTCAAAAACCCTAAATGTTCCATAAAAATATACTTATAAAAAGTTAAATTTCAATGATTTTCTTCACTTCTTAAACATCTTTTTATAGTAGCCTACCTTCTTGCTCTCTCCCAGCTTATCTAAATAGATTTGAGTAGTGGCTACATTAGAGTGATTCAAGTGTTTCTGGGTAAGCACAATGTCCTTAGTATTCTGATGATTTCATTCATATTATCCTCACGTTGCTTTTTATATAATTAGAAAATCTCCTGGCTACCCGTCTTCTCTGAAAATCTTGTTTATTGCTATTTGTTTCTCCTCCAGTGAGTTGTGCCAGTACATATCAACGGTTGTCCGCTCTGAAGCGTGACCCAGGAGTTTTTGAACTGTTTTGGTCGACGCGCCTGTTCTTTTTAGCTCTGTGGCGAAAAAATGTCTAAAACTATGGGGACTTAAGGTACCTCTAATGCCTGCTCTGTCACCATTTACCTTTACTATACGGTATATTTGTTGGCGGCACATTCTTTCTCCTCTCATTGACACGCACAGCGGGCTGTCAGGGTTCGACATTTCATACAGTTTTCTCTGTGAATCAAGGATCAGTACCCTGGCAGCAGCTTTTCCTTTGGCTGGGAGGGGAATATCTCTTTTTTCTTCTTTAGGTTTTCTTCTTTTCCAATCCCATTCTTCTTGTTTTTTTAGTGTCTTTATTTTTTTTTTGAAGTCGGGTGCAGTTATTTTCCCTTCTACGAAGCGTTTAGAGAGTCTAATCTCTTCCCTGGAAAACTTTGGATTCCTTCTATTGCTTGCCTTCAAAGTAATAACGCTCAGGACATCCTTCATTTCGTTGTCAGGGTAGACTAAGTCGCCGATATTTAAACTCAGAAACTCGCTAATTCTAAGCCCTGTATTAGCTAAAAAAGTCATTATCGCTTTATGAAAAAAGTTTTCACTATCAAGCACTTTGTCTAACTCATTCTTTTTAATGTATTTAACATTTTGCTTTTCTTTAGTCATTTTATTTGCCTCTTTTTGGGGGGGGGTGTCATACTGTCGATGTTACAAAACATCATCCTCTTGTTTAAAATGTAACACCACGGGAAAAAAAGGCAAGTATTTTTTTTTATTCATAAAAATCTCCTACTAAAAACCAGAAAGTCTTTCGAGTGTTTCATCCATCTTTTTTTTTCTTTTTAAGGCAAACTCAAGCTATGCCAGCCTAGATAAGGCGTAGCGGGTAGCGTCGGTGGTATGATCAGCTGCCTTTAAGTCTAGAAACTCATTGCCAGACTTTAAGCTAAGCCCTTCGTGCTCCCTAATAGTGTTCTCACACGTATCGAAAAAGATTAGCCTTGGATAACCTGTGTCTGAATCGAGACTTAACCGCTCCCTCACTTTACCATAAGAATAATCTTTATTTTTCTCGAACTTCTTGCTTATCCGTGTCACAGGGGTTTTACCCCGTCTGATTTCGTTCAAAGCACGTATGATAGAGGGACTGGCACTATCGGCCACGACAAAAAGCCAGTCCAGGACGTCCCAGGTGAAACCAGTATTGTCAAAAACCATTCTCCCAAAGAGCGTTTTCTTTGCCCCACGCCACATTTGAACCACTTGATTCTCTGTTAGCCTTGTCTGAAAAGCTTCTTGAAAACAGTAAACAGTATCATCAGTGGGTGAGAGAGCAAAACCTAAAAAAACTGTCGGGTGAGTGTAACCGAAATCAAGTCCTGCAAACCGTTGCCAGCTTTTTGGGATCACGTCAATCGGCCTATTGCCTTTCTGTTCAACGTTATAACGTTCACAAAACCTTGAAACGTCGATTACATGGTGTTCTCGGTCGAAATCAAAGAATGAACCTTGACTCACAGGAGTTTCGCAGCTCCATTGTGCCTTAAAAGTCCTGGCATCCATCCCTCTAATTTTCGTCTCTAAATCAGATAGAAAATAAAAACCGTTCGATTTTTTCGCTTTTCCCTGACCTTTCCCTGCTATCTTGCACCTATCGCATGGTCGAGCGATGCATCGCTCGCAAATCTCCCATACACAAAAAACATACAATTTGAATCCTCTGTCTTGACTTTCGTCGATCAGCTTTTGCATCGTTCCTGTCGCTGTCTTTCGAGTCGACAGGAAAATATTTTGAGCCTTGAAACCGTTTTTAGTCATGGACATTGAAAATGATTCCTCTAGAATATCCCAGTCGGGGATTAAGTCTACCTCATCTAAAATTAAAACATTTGGGTGTCGCGCGTTAACTCCTGCCTTGCTTGCAGTTACGATCTCCACCTCGGCACCATTCGTAAACCGTGTTCTGGACAGCAAAACCTCGATAACATTCTTCTTTGACAACCACCAAGCCGACTGTATAAGCTTTTTAAGGTGTTTGAAACCATCCTTAGCCTGGGAGAGAATAGCACTGGCATCCGTGGTCGTGTGTTGGGGCTTAAAAAGTAGATTTAAAAATCCCAAAACCCCGATTATCAAAAAAGTTTTGCCACCTGATCTAGTGCCCAAAATAAGACAATTGGTTACCCTCTCGAAAAATAGATCACTAAGGATTGTGAAAGGAGCTACATGATCGGCACACACGGCTTTTGTGGGTATCTTATATCCACAAGCCAAGTAGATAAAGAGCCATAGAGTCTTGTCGTCATGAATACCATGTTCCAGACAGTATTTGAGGAATCGCAAGCTGCTAAAAAGCTTTTCAGCTAAGTCATTCTGTTTTGTCATGGTTTAGATGCTCTGTCTGAAGCAAGGTTATAGCGATGCCGAGAGGGTAATCTAGGTACTGTTCATCGATAGCGGTCAAGTTTATCCCTAAAAGAGGTGCTATACTGGCTCGAAGCTCTCTCAGAGTCAACCCACTATCTTTTAATTGACTTATAATTTCGGCTTTATCTCTCAGACTCTGCTTGGTAGAGGGTCTTGAGACGTATTTATGATACTTGACACCGAGAAGGGAGAAAATCCTATTATTTATGAAAGAATCCACTAACTCCCTAGCTGGTAAGAAAGTATTATTTTCTACTGTTTCTAACGCCGATTGGCTTGTGGCTCTGTTGTAATCTTTTGAATATCCAACATTGATCTTGGAAAGACGACACGCAGATATTACTCTCTCTATATTAGCCTCATCATACTTGATGTAATTAGCGTCTCTGTCTACTTTTAGCTCCTTTACGTCTATCTTGAAATCGCCCTCACCCAGTGCTTGCTCAAAATGGTCAGGAAAAAGTAATAAGGTGCTGTGTGATTTCGTTAGATCGGTCGATTCCTTGATCCTCTTTTCCAGCTGGTCAATCAACTTCTCAGATAGCGGAACTGTCGAACTGATAACAAGATCAGATTTCATAGAATTTTTGAAAAAATTAAGATCATTTTCTTCCTTCCAGCAACTGCATAGTATGCTGTTAATTGCATTTATCCAGCGTGGCAGACCGTACTCTGAAGCTGGATGATAGAGCGAAAAATGCCATATTTGATTGGCTGGCTTGATTTTCTGTTGATCTTTTTTAGGTAGCCTTGCGAAAGCTTCTTTTGACCAGTGTTGACCTGTTATCGAGTCCAGCACACGGGGGTCATTTAACTCCTTGTAATATCGATAGTTGCCATTGTTTGGGTTAATCTCGATGTAGCGTCTGAAATTATTTGGAACGCTTTCTAACTGGTACTTTTGGGAGTCGAGATCGTAAAAAGACCGTCCCCAAAAGACAATTTCGGGGTCAAGCTCAGTTAAACGGATATTGAGACTGCTTAAATGTTTGAAAGCGTACGGCATACCCTGATCGAATAATATTTCGATAAATGCCCCACCAAAAATCTCAGTGTCAGTCCCAATTTTTCTGAGGAACTCATTCCAGGAGTGTTTACCAGAAATGTCCACAGACTCCAAAAACTCTGTTATTGTGTTCGATTCTCTGATTATAGCTTGCTTGTGTTCCTCATCCTTTTCTAGATCAGGGTATCGATTTTTCAACTCATACCCAACCCCGTAAATGCCTTGCACTAACGAAAAAATACAGGCACCTAAGATCGCCGACTGGGTGGATAGTTCAAGCAATTCGTCAAAACTTTTCAGAGGGTCAATAAAATCGATACCTAGCTTTTTCGACTCGCTTTGTGTAACATCTTTTTCAGCACTTTTAGAAAGTGAAATTATTTTTATTTCTGGTTTCTTTAATTTCATATCATAAAGGCAAAAAGGTTTTCTTCTTGTTTCTCTTCTACTGCTTTCGCTGGCTGAGACTGGCTAACACCACCCCCAAGAAGGTAGGATATTTGCTGATTCAATGATTTCTGGATTTCTTCTATCTCGGATAGTCTGCCAGCAACCTCATCACTCCCTTCCTTCTCACTCTTTTCAAGCTCACCCTGCTTTTCGCCGGTTAAACTGTTAACATTCTTCTTCAGTTCGCTTACTGAAGTTTCTAAATCCGTTAGTCTTTCTTCTACTGAATTTTCCATTGTTACCTCACTCTTGAAAAGATGTTCTAAAAAGGAAAGCACCTTTTCTTTTGTTGTTTTCTCGCTCTTGATCACCGAAAACGCTTGTTGGTTCACAGGATGATCTACCACACTGATCTTTGAGATTTGAACATTCTGTATCTCGCCGTCACTCTTTATTTCACCACTTCCGTATATTGAAAACCCGTTCAGGTCCCCTTTTTTGATAGATTCCCACGTGCTATCGTCTTCTACATGGACGCCCACAACCCATGATCCCTGATCGTCTATTAGACACTTCTTTATATAACCTGTCCCTGCTACATTGTTGTGCTGAAGGTCGATATAGGCTTTTCCCTGACTGTACAACTTCATAAACCTGTCTGCCATTTTTTCAATCGACCCTGATTTCATGAACTGCTTTTCACTATCTTTTTGATCAGGACTGTAGACCACCCCTTCGACGTACCGCTCTTCTTGCTTTGAAAAGGGGACAGATTTTTTAATTTCTTTCATAAAGACCTCCTAAAAAGGAACATCATCATCATCTATGTTTACGTTGCTCTCCTGATCAGCGTTTTCTTGTTTGTCTTCAGACAGATAGCCTATCAGTGAAGGATGAGACTCATCTTTTTTCTCATAATTCGGGAAAGCCACGATCTTAACCTGTCCATGTACCACTAGCTCAATGTAGCCAGTGTAATAGATTTTATCCTTCTTACTTTTCTTCTTCCACAGCGTCAAAACCTTATTTTTCATTTCTTCCCTCCTTTGCTTCCCTGTTTGGGAGGGGATAGCACAGTGAAAAAATGCTTGGTAGACATTACTGAAAACGTTTTTTCATCCATTTCATATACTTTCCCTGGCTCATAGCTCTTTTTACCCACTACGAGCCTTACTTTTCTGTTCAGTTCAACTTCTATCATGATCTATACCTCCTATACCAGTTCAGTACAGAGAACACCAGCATCTGGTCTTTCGATTCCAAAGCCTAACCGCATTCTCAGGTTCCAATATGTCTCGTCCGTATCTGCCAGTGAGACATCCGTATCGGCCGTTATTTTTCGCATTTTAATATTCTTCCAAATTCCCAGAATAAGATTTTTCAGATTAGTCAGGATGATCTTGTCGTCGGGAAAATCTATCGGTGTTATCACTTTGTGACCTTCTATCGGGGCGAACGTGCCGTCTGAAATAATGTTCAAGCCAACAGCCTGGCTGTGATTAGTCAGGAGCCACTGCCTATAGTTGTCAAATTGGCTGTATGACATAAGGAAAACGTTTTCAGGACTGCGATACTTTTTAAGCATGCTTTGAATCATTGTGTTGAAATGAGAGTAAGAGACAGAGCCTCCGTTAATCGCTGAGCCATCCACGATGTTAGAGTTTAGGACAAGTGGATTCTCGAAAAGCTCTACAAAGCCGTTCAGAAGACCTTTTAAGTGGTGCCGATGCCACGTGACGGTGTCTCCAATAGCTAATGTTATGGCCGTGCTCGTTATTTGCCCGTCCTCATCAGCGACGGCACGTGTCACCCCCTGGAATTCCCAGTTCCCTGCATTGTCCACGAGATCCGAAAACTCGGCAAGCTCTATGTCACCGCTTTTGTCGATTCTAAGATAGCCGTGTCCGTTCGAGCCATCGACTGGGAACCAAGCTGGCTGTGAAGCCCCGACCTGGAACGTAGTTCCCGCTGCACCAGGGGCGTTAGACAGCGTGGCACTGATACTCTGAGTGCTATCTACCAGCTTTGAGTTCAGAGCAGCGTCTTCGATGTCAACTCTGATCATTTCAGATAGATTTTTTGCTATTGTGTTACCCAGGTTTTGGCTTTCCACACTGTCTTCCAGCACTTTATTTGACACTGTTCTTGATAGAGCCAATTCTTCAGTTTCCAGCGTAAAGCTATAGGTGGATAGGCCATGCCTGTAGCTCGACTGATCCTCACTATCGATACTAGCTTGGTCGCCTGTGCTGTTCACGCCCACGAAACGTGACTGACCCTTGTTTTCGAGTATCCCAGCCAGGGTCAACTTTTCAGCTTTCATAGGGATGGTTCTGATTGCCTTGAGCAGTGGTGTTGACTCAAATATCATTTGGATGAACCGCTCAGCCGCCGCTGCGGGCATTAAACCATTGGAAAAGCTTACTCTGTCTACACTTGCCTTTGAAATTGTATTTTGTAACATATAAACTCCTTAATTTTCATCAAAAATATTTCTCTGGGACGATACCTTGATTTTCCAGCCCAAAAAGCTTAAACTAAAAAAACCCCCCCCATGTAACAGAATAGTCATTCTGTTGCATCGCCTGCCCTGTGCAGGAAAGTAAAAAAACACCTTTTGGAGCCTCTATTTTTACCCGTGTGCAAGATAGACCCCTGTTTTTAAACATATAAATAGTAAACAATTAAAATATGTGCATACTTTTTGATACACCTTGCATGGTGTATTGACCCTGCTTCGCTTTTCAGACCAGTGATCTTCTAAAGTCTCCAGCCCTGACTATATGGTATTTTTATAATTACAGAATAGTGACATAATCGACATTCTGTCACCTTTCCCTACTCCTCTTTTCCTCTCTATTCGCCGCTCTCACAGTCTTCTAACTCTTTTATGAAAGATGAAATGTCCTTGTCTTTCCCAGCCTGATGCACAAAGCTTCTCAAGTGATCATCATTTGAGAAGCTTTCTATCTCTGCTAAGATGTTTCTGTGTCTATTTTTAACACCAAAATCAGTGACTATTTCCCTCATGTTTTTTCTCTGCACCTTCTCTGCCTGCACCTCTTCTATGTAACTGTATATCAATGAGTTGATTGATTCTCTGTTGTCAGATTCATCAGTATATTTATCTTCAAAATCTTCTAATTCCTGTAGCCAGTGAGGCACCTTCAGTCCCTTCAATAATTTTCTCATGTATCCTCTTGGCCTTTTTCAGTGCTTTTTTCCCGAATTGGAATTCCTCTCTTGATGTCACCTTCAGGATTTCAATCTCTCCTCTTGTTGAAAGCTTGCTTGACTCTGCCTTTTGGCATAAGCTATCTAACACCCTTGAGTGTAAGTAAACGTTTTTAACATTCAACTCACTCTTTATCTTTTCCAGGTAGCTATGCTGCTCCTTTTCGAAGGCTGTTTTGAACTCTGGGATAGTTAGCCAGTTGTAAAAGTTCCTTGTCCTAGTGATCAGGTCGTTGCTGTCAAGCTTCTCAGCTTCTTTGCCAGCATCCATGATGGACGGAAAGCTAGAATAGAACTCGATTGTAGCCCTTTGCCTTTCATTCAGTGCCACAATTCAAAGCCCTTAATAGAGTTATAACACCGTCTCTGTAAGTCCTTTTGCTAGACATTTTCTCCTCCCACTAATCGAAAGCTGGATTTCTCGGTGTACGTCTCACCCTTGATTTCGGTAGCTAATTTCTCTCTTTGCTTTTTCAATCCTGAAATGTGAACCACTAAGGCTTTGTATTGCTTTATGGAAAAGGTAATATCTTTTGGGTGAGTAGATAAAAAGTTATTGAATAGAGATTTAGCCCGTTGTTCATTATGAAAAATTAGCTGATCTAATTTTTCAACCAGGTCGGTTTTTTTCTGTATTTCTTGTTCCAGCAAAATATTACCCAAAAAGATAAATTAAACTATTTTAGTGGTCGCTGTTTAGGAAAAGAAAAGTAGCTTTTTTTTTGTGTGATACAAGAAAAAATTACTTTTTTAAACTTTAAGCTATTACACTTTACGACTTCGAAGTGTTGCCTGCACTCGTTTTCACAGACAGCACACCACTTTTCGTTAGGGTGAGGCGACGATTTCTGTTCTTTCATCTTCAAAATACTCTCCCTATTTGGGTCATACCCTCACCAAAATCAAAAGTATCCTCTAAAAGCTTTTCTAATCTCGGTTCGTAGTTTTCTATTTTCTCCCTGGCTGTGTTATCCAGCCTTTTTGCAATTGCCTTTTCGAAATTAGCTCTGTTGGTGGGGTTCTCGAGTTCTCTTGAAAATTGGAGACTGTCCATTTCGTCGTCTAGGTCGAGACCTTTTTTCTTGGCAATATCAAAAACCATGATATCATATTCTTCAGGATGATTTCTTCTGAATTCCTCTACTTTTTCATGGGTTTCACCCGTCACTTTCGTTTTTTCAGATTCAGCCTGCCTTCTCGAAAACCCTTTCTCAGAGAAATAATCAACGGTTTTTGAAAAATTAACTTTTTCATGGTTTTTCAAAAGCCATCTAAAAAAAGCCTCAATACTGTTTGTTACAGGTTGTTTATCAATCATAATGTACTTGTAAATGTGTCTGATACAGTCATCAAGTAGTTCTTTACTGACTTGATACTCTCTTTGATAATGTAGGGCATGTTCAGGAGTTATTTTTAGTTCTTTTAGCATTTCTAAAAGTTTATCAGAAAAAGTAACAACAACATCTTTTTGGCACGTTTTTTGCATCTTAGATATACTAGTATTGTGGATATTGTTGTTGTTATTTATTATAGAATCTCTAAGAGAAAAAGAATCTTTAGGAGAGATAGGGAAAGGCTGGGAAAGCTTTTCTGTAGGTGGTTTTGGGGGGGTAGATCGTGCTAAAGTCGTGCTAATTTCGTGTGAAATTCGTGTCAAATTCGTGTTGAAAAAAATGGAATCGAGTGTGAAATTTAATAATCGTTTGTCATTTGGATCAATAGATTTTTTGACGTATTGATCTAAAAATTTTAACGCATATCTTACTTGACATTTTGTCAATTTGGTTTGTTTGGCAATGTGAGCTAGGGTGCAATCGGCGTACGGTTTGCCGTATTTGGTCAAATTCTTGTTGTATTTTCCTATAATATAGCTCAACACCTTTTTCGCATTAGGTTTTCTAGAGAGGAGTATATCAGTTTGAATTATTAAATCGGCGGCCTGTCTGTCTATCCGTGTTGTATTGTTATAATTAACGTTTTTGTTGTCAACATTATTAAAAAAATCATCATTAATTTTGACATTTTTTTCGAACGTTGATATATTATCAACGTTATGGAAAATGTTTTTGGGGGTGCGTGGCTTTGCTGGCCGCACCCTCTCTCTTATTATAGTGGCTGTCATGTCCTTTCTCCTCTTGTGTTTTATTTAAATCATTAGATTTCATAAAGTTTAATCTATCAAATTCTCTTGAGATTGTCATTAACTTTTTTACTTTTTGCGTAGATTTTCAGTTTGCCTACTTTTGGATCATAATCTCTCAAATCAATAATCATATCGCCTAGATCTATCACACTGCCAGTCAGGTTATCTCTTCCGATCTTCAGTAGTTTTTTCCTGAGTTTTTTTATCTGTTTTTTTGTTAGTTTTATTTGCTGTTTAGTGGAATGGTTTTTAAGCATAGCTCGCCCCTGTAAGATTTTTGTACACATTTTTCAGGGGACCCCCTTACTGTAGAGAACAGCGAAATCCTGTTCTGCACAGGGCTGGAGCCATGCTCCTCTATCGCAAAATAGAAGTTTCAA